ATCTACATCATCTTTAGCTTCTCCAATGTAGTTAATACCAGATATTGTAGCCTTACCCTTATTATTATAACCATATAAGAAGTCATAATTAAGAAGAGCAGTAGTATCTACTTTAGCACCTCCAGAAAGAGCTGTAACTCCAAGAGTTTCAACCAGCTTATAAACTTCATCATCATAGAACTTAACCTGAATCTGTTCAGAAGTCTTAAGCTTTGGATTCATAGCCTGAGAAATACCATTAATGATTACATTAGGATTCATTGTAAATGAGATATTATCTAAGAGATTAACACCATCATATACTTCAAAAGAATACAATGCATATTCAAAATTTGTTCTAGAGAGATTATACTCAGGAACAATCTTGAATGTAAGAGAACTCTCACCTCTACCAGCTGCAGCAACAGAGAACAATGCTACGTCAATATTATCAGTATCATCTGTCCCACTACTTCCAGGAACACCATCATTAAGTTCTACATGTTTAAGAGCAGCTTCTCTAACAGATTCAAAATCTTTAGCATTCTCTTCAGACTTTGTGTAAATATAAACATTACTTACATTATCTGCTTTAATAACACGAGCTCTAACTGTAACGTTAGCAAGAGTAGCATCTGAAGATACCATACGATTACAAAGTACAGAACCTCCATTACGAAGAATCTCTGCTAATGTGAGCAGTCCCTGTCCATGTCTTACAAATGAAATAGGTCCGATAACCTTAGTTAAGTCTTCAAACTTATCAATTGTTCTCCAACCCTCTCTACCCTTATCTGATGTATATGGCACCATAAAAAGGGCTTTTGGACCGTCATTCTTAATAACTTCTAACTCTCTGATCATAGACTGATCTTCTATGACGGCCCTAAACTTAGGATAACCTTTCAT